ATGCTCCCTTAAGAGTTTTTCCTTCTACCGGCAAAAATTTAACTTTACCGCCAGCATGAATTATTTCGCAAGGAACAGAAGGATAAGTTCGAGCAGGAATAGATATTACTTTATTTTTAATATCTTCATAAGTTAAAGATAAAAATAAACCGTTGCTTTCATTATCTAATGCTACTGCATATTTCGCACTGGAATATTTACATAGAACTTCTTCAAAATCAGCAGTTATCTGATGTACACCTTCGGCCATAAAATTCTCCTTTTATAGCTATACATTCCTTTAAAAATTTAATTATTTCTTCTCCTGTAGCTCCGGGTGTAAAAACTAAATCAAATCCCATCCTTTTTAAAAGTCTTACATCTAAAGGAGGAAAAACGCCACCTATTGCAACAGTAATATCGATAGACATATTATCTATCAATTTCTCTCCAAGAGCAAGATGCGCACCGCTTAAACAGCTAACTCCAACAGCATCGACATCTTCTTGTATTGCCGTTTCGGCTATAATATCGGGAAAGGAGTTCCCCATATAAATTACTTCCATTCCTGCATCCATTAACTGCCGACAAACAATTATAATACCTCTATTATGGACATCTAATCCAAGTTTAGCCATTAGTATTCTTATTTTTCTGTTCATAACTTACCAAAATGAAGGTGTAACCCATAAGCCTAAAGATTTTTTAAATACTTCAAACATTTCACCTTCGGTACACCTTGCCTTGGCACATTCAATACAAGATTGAAATATATTTACTCCTCTTTTACAATCTTCGCCTAATGCTTTTAAAGATTTTATTACTTTTTCATTGTCTCTATTCAACCTCAGATTATATAATTTTTCTACTTGTTTATTTTCTGTATCTTTTGAATGTTGAAAGGTACTGATTGGGTTTAATTTTTCTTTCGATTTATACTTATTTTGAGCTACTATTGATATTTTTCCGCTTTCTATGTCTTTTTGCTGATTATAAAAATAATCGGAAATTTGTCTTTGCAATCCGCCAGATTCAATCATTGCCAAATAACCGCCTTGGCTTTCGATTGTTTCTATTTCTTCTACAATTCTTCTTTCTATCTCGTTTGTCAATGATTCGACATAATATGATCCACCTAACGGATCGACTACTTCTGTAATGCCCGTTTCTTCTTGAATTATTTGTTGTGTTCTTAAAGAAACAAGTGCTGCCTCTTTTGTCGGAATCGAGTAAGCTTCATCATAAGAATCTACATGCAGAGATTGCGCTCCCCCCAAAACAGCAGCCAAAGCTTGATAGGATGCACGAACTATATTATTTAACGGTTCTTCTTGAACGAGAGAACCGCCAGAAGTTTGAACATGACACCGCATCCATGTTGATCTTTCATCTTTGGCGTTAAATCTGAACTTTATTATTTTATACCATAGACGACGTACCGCTCTTAATCTCGCAACCTCTTCAAAAAAATCATTAGAGGCCGACCAAAAAAACGAAATCCTACTTGCTATAAAATCTATATCCATGCCTCTAATTTTTAAGGCTTCAATAGTGGCAATTCCATTCGTTATTGCTACAGCCGATTCGGTAATTGAAGAAGTACCAAATTCTCTAAGGTTGTATCCATTCAAGGTTATTACATTCCATCTCGGAACGTTTTTTCTTATAAATTCGATATTATCGCATTGTATTCTAAAACAATCTCCTGGTTTTAAATAATCAATACCGCTCCTGACAAGTTCTTCAAGAGTGGTATCGTTTTGAACACTTCCTCTCAATTTTTCCCAATGTACTCCTATTTCGTCCGCGTAGGCCAAAAACATGGCAAAAAGAATAGCTGTATTCGATGGATAATGAGTTACGAGAGATATAGTCGTCTCATCTATTTTAATATCCCTAAAAAGTTCATGCATATCTTCTATTGAATCAATACAAACTCCCGATAGACCTACTTGCCCAAAAGAATACTTATGATCCGAATCGTACATTTGAATTGTAGGAATATCAAAAAGAATGCTCAGGCCAGTAGCGCCATTATCAAGCATAAATTTCATCTTTTTATTTGTGTCTTCCGGTAAACCATGCCCGGTCAATTGGCGACAAGTAAATTCTTTCCCTTGATACATAGTTCTGTGAATTCCTCTCGTAAAAGGGGCAGAACCAGGATTGCCTAAATCTTTATCATAATCAAAATCCAATATTGAATTAGGAGTATAAACTAATTCTCGTGGTATATCCGATCCTAATAAAGTTTTTTTAATTCTTGCCATAATATTCTCTTAAAAATTCTTTTTCCATTTCCAATTGTTTTTCTTTTGATTTTGGTCTCATTGGTTTACAAGGATGACCATAACAAATAGTCCACTCAGGCATATCTTTCGTTACAAGGCTCCCTGCTCCTATTGAACAACCCTCTCCTATTGTTATACCCGGCATGATAATACAACCCATACCAATGTGAGCATGACGGCCGATAATTACATCTCTAAATTGTATATTTCTATATTTTTCGCCAAAAATTCCAAGCCCTATAAAACCATTCCCTTCATAATCATCGGTTGCTGCAAGTATAGTCGTCCTCGGACCAATAGCAGAAAAATCACCCATTATTACTTTACCGCCAGCCTGTATAATCCCATGCTCTGTAATATGGCAAAAATTACCTATTTCTATACCTCGACCTACTCCATAAATAAAAGAAAAGTCGGCAATTATGCTTTCATCGCCTATAGAAATATTTTCAGGATGAATAATTTTGGCAGTAGAAAAAATTTTTACGTTCTTTCCCTTGTGTTTTAATCCAAGGCAAACTTGATATGCTGGATTTTCAAAATCCATTGCGGTCTCCTTTTATATTTTACTACTTAATTTTCTTATCCAGTTTTTGTAAAAACTCATCCATTCTTTTTTGGCTTACGACGAGTACTTGTATTCCATCCTTAATGTATCTTATATCTACATCGGTCGTTGCTTGATTTTTTTCTAACGAATGAATTCTGTTTGATACATCAATAGACGTTTCAGCTGCCTTAGCATTTGTGAAATAAGTATTCGGCATATTTCTATCATTCGACCAAATATTAAGCAATGAAGCTGCAATTGCTACAACAAATAAACTAATAAATATCCAAAGGTATTTGCTAATTTTTTGTTTTGCTTTCATTTCTATTTCCATATCCTCCACTCTTTTTTTGCATTGTTCATCCGGGCAATGTGGCGTCATATTAAAATTCCTTTCTATATTTTACTCAAATCAGATTCAATATCGTTTATCCATTCTTTCGACGGAACTCCCAATAAATCTGCGGTCCATCCACTCATGGACTTTACATAATCTTGTATCTCCAACAAACGAGCTACCCACCCCTTTTGAAAAGTATTATAAGGAGTTATTCCATTTTTATTTTCTCCCTCTAAGGGGCAACCACATAAAATAATTTTTTTATAACCTAATTTTATTGCAGCTACAACTCCAAGAAGAGAAGAAGAACCTGAAGGTTCTTTATGAATCTCGACTATATCAATTCCAGGTTTATCTTTTTTATGGCCTATTACTTTATAATCTAAATTTCCATATCCAATTTCCCTTCTCATTTTGTAAATTGGGATATCTGCAAAATGATAGGTTGCAAAATACTTAACTTCACCCATATAAAGACAGCTTGCACCTATAGACATTACATCAAAAACACTTGTAATAGCCTTTAAATTATCTAAATCAGTTTTCCAACAAACCGCACTCCCTATTATGGCTAATACTTTCATTCAACTCCTAATTCTTTCTTTTTATTTCTTATAACTTCGATTTGTCCTGCTTCCCATTCTGCAATTTGTCTAAGTTTGGTTCTTAACTCTTCAATACAATGCTGCAACATTTTCACTTCATTTATTAAACCACCATAAGATATATCTCCATCCCAAGTGCATTCAGGACCGACAAAATAAGAGGGAGGTATAGTTTCATATTCTAAAATCTTGACATCTATTCTCGGTTGGATACTACTGCACCCCATAAAGGAACTCAAGAAGAGACTTAGGAATAGACATACCAAGACAATCAATAGATTTTTGCTCTTGCTCATTTGTTGATCCTTCCTTTTTTAATTTTTGAATAAGTTCATTTAATTGTTTTGTTTCTATAGTGTGTTTCTTTTTTAACTTTATATTTTCTGCAATTGCTTTAGCTTCATCTAAGCGAGATTGAACGATAGTAGCTTCTCTTATTACAGATACTTTTTTAAGATTAACCATATCAGCTGCCAAAGCAGAATTTTCAAAAGATAAAGCACCATTCTTTTTTATAACCTTATAAGTCGTAAAACCTAAAACTCCTACAGTTATTAAAAGAAAACCAACCGCATATAATTGCAATTTACCTCCAAATAAACTAAGTAACCAAGTCATTTTTGATCTCCTTTAAGTTTGATATTTTGAGTTACATTACCAGCAATATAAATTCCAAGAATACCAAGAGTAATATATTTCCAAATATCTCCATCTATTTTATCTAATAATAAAGCGACAAACGAAAGCAGAATCAATAACAGTACCGTTATAAATTTTTTGCCGCCTAAAAATTCAATCCATGTTTTCATAATCTAATATCCTATGGCAAAAACAAGAGGACGTGTTCTTTTCGTAATATCTCCGCCACTATTACGATGTCTTTGAACGATAATCATTGTTTTTGTCGTTGAAATATATTTATACCAAGCTTTAGTAGAAGTTGTTAATTGCTCTATCTGTGTTGATACTTTTGCAAATAAACAATTAGTTGGAAATTGAATAGGAAATACGATTGTTTGTATAGGTTCGGAATGATCAGCAGGGTCCCAAACACCCACTGCCCATTGCATAATTAATGGTAATTGTCCTGTTATTCCGCTCGGAATTGATTGAAATCCGGAATTGCCTAGAAAACGTGAGAAAGATAAAGCTTGAACATGAGAATTTACATATTTTTGCATTTGAACTGTTGTACTATAAGATGCCATATCAGCTTTTGTCATAATTTTAGAAAGTACTAACACAAGTGCAGTTATATTAGCATCCCTTATAGTATAACCTTTTGCAGACATTACTGCTCCTAACGCCGCCATCATAGTACTTATCTGATAAAAAATTCTATTGTTAATATTGGAAGGATTTATACCAGAAAGATATCCATTTATTCTTGATGAACTTCGTAAATAATCGATTACACTCATTATATCATTTTTATTTACATCAAATTGTAAAATATTATTAGGCATAAATACTCCTTAGTAACCAAATGCTGTAACTACTGGACGAGTCCGTACTGCATAAGCTCCTGCACTACGCTGCCTCTGTACCGTCACATAAGTCCTTTCAGGAGGCAAAGATTGATACCAATGATCAATATATATCGACGCGCTTTCTATCTGTGTTGATACTTCCGCAAACAAACAAGTAGTTGGAAACGCAATAGGAAACACAATTGTTTGTGTAGGTTCGGAACTATTAGCAGGGTCCCAAACACCCACTGCCCATTGCATAATTAATGGAGCTGCTACTGTTCCGCTTGGAATCGATTGATATCCAGAAACATTTAAAGAACGCGGGAAAGACAAAGTAGAAATATGGGAATTTACATAAGCGACCATTTCATCATAAGTAGGATAGTTTCCCATATCTGCTTCTGTCATTATGTTTTGCAACACAGTCATTAAATCGTCTATATCGACATCGCTTACAGTATAACCCTTCCCGGATAAAGCCTCGCCTAAAGCAGCGACCATAGTACTTAATTGATAAAATAATTTATTATGAAGTATAGAGGGCGCTCCGCCTGCCCCACCATAAACTCCATTTTTTCTATGAGTACTGTTCAAATAATCGGAATTATTCATAATATTATTTTTATTTACATCAAATTGTAAAAAATCGTTAGACATAAATCCTCCTTAGGCTAAAGAACTATCCCAAATTCCTTCGTCATATCCTTTAAAATAAACATTATCCGAATCGTAAGTAAAAATTGGAAGTACTGCAACAGTCCCTCCAAAATTATATTGTACTCCTTCAGGTCGTGGAATAATCAAATCTTGATCGATCATATCAATAACTATTTGTGATAATCCTCCTGTGAATACAACAGTAGCGGTCATATCTTGATTATCCGTCACAACCAAATCGACATCTGGAAATACTATTTTCCAAGCGAGATATATTTCGCTAGCAGACCCATCCCAATAATTTGTTAAAGTTTTTAATTTCAGTACTTTTCTATATGTAGCATCATCAAGTTGGGCGGGAGAACCATCAGTAGGTTGAAATTGTAGAGTTCTCAACTGACCCAATATAATACCAATCACATCTAATTGCACCCCAACTGCCTTATCGATATCAAAATAATCCGGCATTGCATTCGCACAAACAGCGATATCGTCAATTATTAATAATACTGCTCTAAGCCATTCTAAAAACTTTGGAGAGTTTTGATACTGACTTGTTATCATATTTAAATAACTTTGAATGGATTGCATCATAATAATATCACCGTAATATAAGCAGGTGAACTGCCGAGAATACCTTGTGTCACTTCGTTAAAATCTAAAATTATATCAGAAGTAGTTTGTGTTCCTTCTGATGTACCCGCAATTAAAACTGTTATTGAGAAAATAGGCGTAACTAAACTTGGCATAACTGACAAAGCCGCTCCATATAAAGCAGATATTGTTAAATTTTGGCCTATCTGTAGGCCATTTAAATAATTACAAACAGCTTCTTCTATTTGTGTAGTGACTGAATCAGTATAACCAACAAGTCTTGTTATATGAAGTGTTGCATAAATCGGTAAATATTGCGGTCGCATAAAATTAATAGTCATTTCTTCAAGCGTGTCGGGATCGACAACTACTACACTTGTTTCACCGTTTGTATCACAACCAATACCTCTATTGGAAAAAATAGCTACCGCGACATCATCATCCGTTCCGCCTTCAACTACTGCCGTTATTGAATGGGCAGGTGTTTCCTGTTTATCCGTAAAATTAGTATAATTTTCATGAACGTTATAACGAAGAACACTTGCAACAGCCGCAATACCCGCAACCGTTCCGGCCAGCATAGTATGTGAAGCCAATCTTGTACTTAAACTTTGTCTCGCTCTCAATTGTGCATCTGTTTCTACAGGTTGACCAAGAACTGCTGCAACATCATTATTTACAGATAACCAACCATATTGAGGTGTAACTATGCTTGTAATTGTATTCGGAAGAGCCGCAATCGTACCCAATGTTTGACAAGTGGCACTAACTTCGATCGTACCATCTTCACCTATTGTCGTTACAGTCGGTAAATTCCAACTATACCCGCTCAAATCTTTTACAACTCCATTTGTAATTATTATGCCAGTCAATCCTGAAATAATGACAACACAAGAAGAATAAGTAGCTACTTTTCTGGTCAACCCATTCTCCTTTACTAAGCCGTCAAGTGGAACACCTACAGCCGTCAACGGACTTCGATTATTATAATCTTGTTGTAAAGTAAGTTCGACATCATTTAATCTATTCGCTATAATCGAAATCCATTGATAATCCGCCGCATCATTTCCAAGATAAATGTCCTGTCCGTAAATATTTTTATAAGCATCTATCAACGAACCAAGTATATCTGAATATAATGGTAAATGTATTCCAGTACTATCAATATATGGAGCAATATACATAATCAACCCCCATTAGAAATAGTGACAGCTCCATAAATACTAATTGCTGTCCCTTCAAAAGTATATTTTCTTAAAGTGCTGTTATATGTATTTATAACATTATTAACAGAACTTACTAATTTTTTATTGTCTAAATTTATTTCTAATATTCTTTTTACTATTATAGCATTACTCTTTTCTTTATTAGACCCTTCATAACCTAATAATCCAATCCATAAAGGAAGTCCATCATTCAAATCTTCCCACCATTCTCCGGTAAAAAGACTAAGACTTGTTTGTATTGCTTGGGCAACAGCATCAATTCCCTGCAAAAAATTTTGTTGCCCTTGACCAAATTGAGGTTCACCGTCGATTAGTCGTCTATATTTCACTTTAAACCGCCTCTGTTTTAGTTGTCGCGCAATTTGCTTCTATTAATGGTACAGTAGGTGCACTTGTAGTTCCCTCAGAATAAGGGTGAGTATGTGCATTAAATAACGTTATCAATCTCGTATCTATTAATTTTTGCAATCCAGTACTCGCTCCTAATTTTACAGAATCAGAAACTATTTCGACAATTCCATTTTTGACGGTTAATAATGTAGAATCGTAAAGAATATTTATTTCTCCGTTCTTGACTCTAATTACCGTTTTACCGTCTTCCGATCTTATTTCAAGATCGTCTGCGTTGTAATTATTCAATACTCTTTTTTGACTCCAAGGCCCTAAAACGGCAAATCCATCCGATAAATCATGTCGCCTTGCCGACATAGGTTCCTGTGCTTGGGCTTTTCCTTTTTCGTCTTCAGAACATCCATTTTGCCACCAGCTATCAATACAACTATCGGCAAAAAAAACAAGGCACTCGTCACCCTTTTTTATCGGCAATGTAATGGAAAATTCACCTGCTCTCTGAACAACGATTGGAACATCTCCTAAGATAGGAATTTGCAAAGACTGTAATTCTCCACCCTGCCTTTTATTAATTGTTACAAGGTCTTTAATTGCCAGTTGAACAGTTACCGTTTGTTTTTCTTTATCAAAAGATTGAATAATACCGGGAGCACAACATCGAATATTGAAATTATGCCTATCAATATATTTTTCAATGACTTGCAAATCCATTGAGTCAAATTCTGCTAATCTTTGTATTATAGTCTGCATTATATAGTTCCCACCCCATCAACTTCTTTTTTAAGCATCATTTCCGGCAAATTTCTTTGAGATATACTTTCGTCTGCTCCTGCCGGAATTTTACCGCCTTTATTTATGGCAGTAACATAAGTATACCAGTCGTCGCCTCTTGTATCGCCAATATGTTTAAGACCAATTACCTGTAGTTCCATATCTTGATCAAGTATAGAGAGATATTGTCCATGAACTGCCTTAAGTTGTTTTATCGTCGACATATCTATTTTTACAAACTTTCTTGGATTTGCTAATTTGATTGACGGATTTAATAAACAAGTAAAATTTGCACCATACTCTGTTTGAACAGGTGTACCAATTAATCCGCCGCTTCCTGGTGAAATTACTATCATATTAGAATCGGGAGGATCTGTTATACTGACCATATCTATATTGCCTTTAGTACAAAAATATTCATAGTTTGGTGCTTCAGTTACACTTTTAAATTTCAAGGCATTTCTTATTGCCTCTGCCGGAGTTGTAAAAATAACTGCTGCTCTTGGAAATTGTATTTGACCAAGTTCTATTTGTTTGCCTCCACTCGTTGAAATCTTTGTTTGAGAATAGGCCATTATTGCATTCATTAAAGTCGTTTGAGTGTGCCCGGCTTCAAGAGCAGTAGAACAATAATTATCGTCAAATATACCGGCCCCATCAACACACCTTAAAGTCAATTTATAATCCGTAACATTTTCTCTTTCAAATAAAGATTGAAATACAAATCCACTAAATATTTCGCCAAAATTACCTTCTTTATATCCTGCCGAAAGATAAACTCTTGCACCTTCTTTTACGACTTGCATCAAAGTCGGCAAATTAAAATTATAGATAATTATTTCAGAATAATACCAACCTTTATACCCTGGATAGTCAATGTCAAAAGTCACTCTTAATGTTTCTGGAGTAAATCCATCTTGACTAATAATAATGGCTTCACCTTCATCCGATGTTTCGGTATCACCAGTTTGAAATTTAACCATTTTAGGATTAAGAACAATTTTAAGTTCTAATTTTCTTCCATAAAGAGTATTCATATTTCTGAATTACCCCAAAGCATAATATAATCAATTCCAAGGTTAGTATCATTAGGATATTCACTTGCAACTCCACTCACATTTATAATATAGCAACTTCCAATACCAAGATATCCATAGGGCTGAAGTAAATTTATTGTGGGCTGAACTCCTACAATTAAAGGAATTCCATCCACTAAATAATTACCGGTAGTTGAATCAATAAGAGTCATTGCCCAATATCCTGCTTCTGCATTCCAACGTAGTTTAAAAGTTAAATCTATATTTCTGCCATCGACTGTCAGTACACAATTAAATGTTTGATTAGGATCGGGTTTTAAAGGTACTTGTTGAAAAACAGCCGTTTCCGCATCTAAAGAAGAGGTCAATTGCTCTATTTTCAACATTACTCTACTGTAAATTAAACCATAAGGAGTTGATAACGAAGCAGTTATAAAAGTAATTCCAGTCGCTAAAGTAACAATCAATCCACCAGAATCAATTGTCGCTGCTGCCGTATTTGATGAAATCCATGTAACTTCTTGAGTGATAATAGCATTTGATCCATCATCATAATATCCAATTGCTTGAATTTGTTGTGAACTGCCAACAAGCATTACTTGAGAAAAAGAACCTATTCCTATCGATAGCAAAACAAGAGATTTAAGTTTTGTAAAAGAATCGACGATACTTATAGTATCATCAATATTTAATATCAAAAAAGGTTCTCCCTCAAATATCCACCCTGTGTTGTATCCACCATCGATATTACCTAATGAAGCAAAAGCATTAAATGTCGCGCCGCCTTCTGCAATACTATTTTTTAAAACACAATTTTCTATCGCTACTATTCCAGAATCTTGATGAATAGTAAAAGGT